TATCGTCGGTGCCGTTTAGGCACTTTGGGATGATGTGATGACGCTCTTTGTAATCTAGCTCGCGGCTTTCCTGTCCTCTGCTGGTGATAGCGTCATACCAGCGCTGATACTTACTCATACCTAGATTATAGCTGTTACTGAGCTCTTTGTCAAGACTTTTTAGGCATGAAAAAGCCCGCTTTCGCGGGCTTTTGGATGACTTGTAAGTCATTGAAACATATTAGGAATATGTCAGATTCGCTACGGCAATCTCCCCGACATAATCGCCGGCGTTACCAAAACTCGATGCAGTATTTGTCAACTCGAGGTAGCCATACCTGGTCATGAACGAAACGACTGGTTCGAAGGTTTGCGGATCAAGAACGGTACCGCTGCTCATCAGAGGAATGTATGGGCAATAGAAAGCAGCCGCATCAGTCTCCGAGGAACCCTTGTAACCAACCAGCACTGGGGTCGAGTCGGCAGCGTAGCTGTCGCAGTAGACCTTCATGGTGCTGTTCAGGGTACCGACGAACTTGGTGTTAGTCGGAGCTTCGAACGTGCCTTCAGTGGTACGAGCAAATGCCGAAGTGGTAGCCGACTGCAGAACAGTCAAGGCAGCTGGAGAAACAACGCACCAGTTACCAGCGCCACGACGGGTACGCTGAGCGATCAGGTTAGAAACGCGGTTGATCAGAACAGCCAGAGCAGCGTGCTCGTCACCAACGAAAGTTGCAGTACCGCTGACCAGAGCCTGGTCAAAGGTGAATTCTGTGGTAGCCAGCGAGCGCAGGCTGAGCAGAATTTCCTGGTCAATTTCAGCAGTGATTTCTTGAGCCAGAGCGGCCATGATTTCTGCTTCGATGTCAAGACCGTGCATTGCTTGAGCGTCTTGAGCTGCTTCGAAGGTCCAACGAGCTTGGAGCCTACGAGTCTTAGCTTCGACGGCTTGCTTCAACAGTTGAACGCTGATGTTACGACCACCAGTGGCTTCCATAGAAGCAGTCGAAGCGCCCTGATACGAAGCTTGAGTCGCGCCGTTACCAGCGGAGTAAGCTTGCGCAATCTTGAACGGGCTGAGAGCTTCCTCACCGGCGACAGTGCTAGTAGCAGCGGCCGAAGCGTCAGTCATCGTTGTGCCGTAACGCACACGCAGAGTGTGGATCTGACCAACCGGGCCAGTCATTGGCTGAACGCCGACCAGCTCGTTAGCGATAACAGTAGGCATCACACGACGGATCACCGGGAGGATCACGCGGTTCAGTGTTGCAATGTTACCAGAAACTGTAGTACCAGCCAGGGCCGATTCTTTCAGTAGTTCTTTGCGCGTGTTCTCGAGAACGACGCCCATTGTGCTGCGACGGGTACCTTGGAGACCTTCGAGAAGGGCTTCTTTGGCAGCATCCCAGCGGCTTTCTAATAGTGCCTTAGACATTATTGTATTTCTCCTGTGGGGTTATTTTAGCCCTGCCAATCGACGGATCTCAATGATATTATCATCGCTATCATCGATACCTGTGGCAGTGTTTCTTTTATCACCAGTTACGACCTTGGACTCTGTCAAAGGCTTTTTAGTGGCCTTTGGGGCAGATTCGTTCAGTACGGCTGGCAGATACTTTTCAAATGCGGCCGACAGTCTGTCAGTTTGAACATTCTCAAGTAGTTCTCGCATAACGCCAGACTTCTCCTTATTCAGAGGCTTCAGAAGCCCTTCAAGGATCTCTTTGCGTCGTCCGATTTCGCGGACACGAGCGATTTCTTTTTCCTTCGATTCGACCAGTTGCTTAGCCTTCGAGACAGTTTTCTTGGCTTCGTCCAGCTCAGTCTTTTGGGACTGGAGCGCGGACAGGAGCTTACGAACTTCTGCTTTCTCGCTAAGGTATGTGGTGTTGAACTCCGAAGCAAAAGCTTCGAAGATACGACGACCGAAGTTGTTTTCACGAGCGACACGGATGTCTTCGTGAAGTTGTGTCAGTTCAGAGCGAAGTTGGCTGACCACGACCTTGCGCATCTTGTCGGCGTTTTCAGTAACGAAACGCTTCTTCAATGCAGCAAGCTGAACCTTGGCCTCACGGACCAAGCGAACCTTCGATTCCACAACAGCTTTCTTGTCTGTTGCGAATTCAGCTAGCTCACGGCTCAGAGCATGGATGACGAATTTCTCAAGACGTTCCATGCCTTCTTGGTGGACTTTGCGATCACTGCGAAGTTCGGAAAGCTCTTCGGCCAACTTCTTCACGAGGAATTGGTTGAAACGAGTTGCGTCTTCCTTTAGTTTGCGCTGAGCCTTAACGCGGTCTTCCCGCAGGCCTTTGCGCTCTTCGGCGAACTCGCTGATTTCTCCGGCGAGTTGATCGCTTACCATTCGGTCAAGAGCTTCTGACATGACTTGTTTATCGTGGTCATATTTCTGAGCGAACTCTTCACGCAATTCTGCACGGATTTCATCGCGTGCCTCACTCAGTCTAGCTTCCCAGGCTTCGTGAATTGCTTGACGGGTTTCTTCATTGATAATGCCACTTTCGAGCAATGGTTTTAGTGCTGCGTCGAACATGTATTAGTCTCCCGAAATTTTTAGATCTTTGATGAAACGAAGGACTTCGTTCCTCAAATATCTATTTACTGTAGCGTCCATGCCAGCGTCTTTGGCCATCTCCAACACACGGTGTCCGTGTCTCATATTCATGAGACCTTCGTATACCGCAGTAGGATAGGCTTGTTGAGCACTAGGCTGAGCAACAATATCCACAGTTACAACCTCAAAATCACTCACGTTGCCAGTACCATCGACGTTACCGGAGCCTCGGGACGAGACTCCTAGTTTTACGCCGCTCTCGAGCATTGTGCGAATGAGGTTACCCATTGGCGTCGGAAGGATTTTCAACTTGCCCATTCCATTTGGGCCTTCCATATTCATTTCAGTGATCATGTGACTGACCCGATCCAAGTTAATCTTGAGATCGTCTGGGTGATCTACTTCACCCAGAACCGAATAGCCGCCTTTGATTTGTTCATTGAGCGTATCAACAGCCTTCGAAATTTCTCTTACCGGATACACTCGTTGATTGGCATTCTTCACCCCACCTTGGATGAAGATGCCTTTCATGTACAAATCTTTGCCTTCGCCGTGATTCTCAACGATCATCTTGGCGGCATCGAATGACAAGTGTTCTTTTAGGTAGAGCATTTTCGATTACTTGAACAGGCTCTTGCTATTTGTACCAGCTGGCTCAGCCTTGGTTGGCTTTGGCGCGCCAGACTTGTATGCGCCTTTAGCAACGTCCTGAGGACCTTTGGCGCCCATGTCTTTGGTACCCGGGGCGGAACGTCCACCCTCTTGTTTCATGTCAGTAGCGACTGGCTTGGAGTGCATGCCAGACTTACCGGAGTTTGCGTTGACCGGGCTCTTTGTGGAGGTATCGGAACCGTCCGGATGAGACACAGCAACCTTCGACAGAGACACAGCCTCTTGCAGGTCATCGTCGCTGAACTCGTCATCACCGAACTCGTCGTCCATACCGAGGTCATCTTCACCACCCATGTCGTCGCCCATGCCCAGGTCGTCATCACCGCCTAGGTCATCATCACCGCCTAGGTCATCTTCGCCGCCCATCAGGTCGTCAAATTCTGCCATAAGTTGGTCAAGCTCGTCTTCGATAGAAACAACGCGGTTCTCTAGGTCAGCCAGAGCGTCGTCATCACCCAGGTCGTCATCACCCAGGTCGTCATCCATACCGAGATCGTCGTCGTCGCCGAACTCGTCGTCCATGCCCATGTCGTCACCGCCTTCGTCAGCAGAAACATCGCCGATAAAGTCGTCAGTAGCGTCGCCGCCCATTTCGTCATCAGCCATGAGCGATTCGTAAATGCTGCGGGATTCTTCAACAACGATTTCGTGGAACAGTTCGCGAGCTTTTTCAGTCTCTTCGTTGATCACGTATTCGATCAGTTTTTCAAACTTTGGATTTGCCATTGTAAATTCTCCTTGTTTGCAATTTAGTAAATTGCGAAAGTGTGTTAAGTGCAATGTTATTTACTGGGGCCAAAACAAAACCGGCCATTAAGGCCGGTTTTTCTCACGTTTTTGCTTTTTCTGCTGAAATTAGCTTCCTAGCATTGGGTCGTATCCGATATTCTACCCAGGATCCATCGCCTTTCGTTGCACCTCGCATCATGAACAAGATATGCGACATAGACAACGAAGTGTTCGTTACCAGGTTTTTCCATTCGCCGCCCTCTAGGTAGTACACCGCAATGGTCTTCTGACCTGCCGAGTCCCCGAAGCGAACGAACGTGTATTCGCTCGCGTCGTCGAAGTCGCCATCCTCTAAAAACTCTAGAGGTCCTCGAGCATACTCATACAGATACAGGGCGGGCTTTTTAAAGATCACACCCAGGACATGACTTTTGTCGGCCGGGGTCCACGCTTCAATCAGTGGACGTAGTTCAATCATAGACCAGGACCTTGCTCAGGTGGTTTCGAGTATTGGAGCTGGATGAGTTGAAGCTTTGCCTTCTGCTCAAATTGCCTCAAGTCAATGATGCGTCTCATTCGGTTGATCTGCTTTAGTGTCAGCCGGCTCTTCCGTAGGTCCTTAGCGGTAATCTTCGTGTGGTCTGCGGCTAGATCGTGATTTTGATCAAACGGCTCTTCGTATAGGTCATCTAAATTCATGTTACATTCCTCCTGGTGCTGCTGGTGGTGGGCCCGGCGGTGCGCCAGGAGCTCCACCTACGCCTGGGCCAGCCATGTCGGGCCCACCCATACCCATGTCTCCGCCCGCTTCAAGA